TTACACAACAATGACAACTGTGTATGGAATCCATTCCCGTTTACCAAAACGGAAAAAGAACAACTGCGTCAATTTCGACAACTTCGTGCTAGAAACCTACACAAGATGACACCAATTCCAGTGTGTGTTTTTGGCAACATCTAGGTTGATCAACAATCTAAATTAGTGTATAATACATTTGTGTGCAATAACATAGGGTATTATGCTCAAAACACAAGATTATTTTGCCCCCGGGCTAAGTAAAAGTGCTGGTAAAACTGCCAGCAATCACAACAAGTTGGCTTTGCCAACTGTGTCCATTAGAGATCCTCGGCAGATCTCTTCGTTGACAACTAGAATTGATCAGTGCCTGCATTGATCCAGACGAGTATGCCAAAGAGGCCCGAGGTCTTTCAGCTATCTTTACTCACCTTTGTCAACGGCGTCACCATAGACGCAGCCGTGTGACCTTGCGTCATCTGAAAGGAGAAAAATTATGGAACGAGTTATCAAACTCACTGTGTGTGTACTAGGACTGATAGTGCTGATTACTTTGGTACAAGCGGTTACACAACACAAATTTCTAAAGCTCACAGACTTCATGGGTGAGCGTCCCACAATCACTGCCGCAGAACGTCAGCGACAACTGGATTGTTTGGCTATCAACATTTACCGCGAAGCTGGGCACGAGCCTTTTGAAGGCAAAGTAGGAGTGGCCCAGGTCACGCTGAATCGTGCCGCCCACCCAGACTTTCCCAAAGACATCTGTGCTGTGGTATATCAAAAGAACAAGGTCATGGAAAAAGTTGTGTGCCAGTTCTCATGGTACTGTGACAGTGCGCACCGTGCTCGAACTATCAACAAGCCAGCCTACAATGAAAGCATGGAAGTGGCCAAAAAGGTCTTGCTGGAAGGGTTTAGACTGCCCAGTTTGGAACCAGCTCTATATTATCATGCTGACTATGTGAATCCGCAATGGCGCCTGGATCGCATTACCAAAATTGGTGCACACATTTTCTACAAACCACGTGATCGGACTATCTAACATGAACTACAATCAATTTGACATCGAAACATTCAAGAAGCGCTCGCAAGAGATCTTCAGCAAAGTCAGCACCGAAACAGTGGGCTGGCTGGCAGTGGTGGTAATGCATGCTGCCACCATTCCCAGTTTGCTGGCTGTGATGAACGGACTCACAGATGTGATGTTGCCAGTGGACATTGTGCTGTTGTTATGGACTGCCCTGGTGCTGTTGTTTGTGAAGGCCGCTATCCAGCGTGATTTGCTGAACCTAATCACAATTGGATTGGGCTTCTGTGTGCAAGCTGTATTGATGGCCTTGATTTTCTTTAAGTAAAAAGTACTACTTGACCATTTAATTAAGATCTGTTATAATAGTTTATATTTGTAATAGGAGTTGTTATGACAATGCATTTGGCACACCCTAGTTTGAGCATGAGTGGCAAAAAGCGTGGCAAAGTCAAGTTTCGCAATGCCGCTGAAGCCGCTCGTGCCCGCGAACTTGATGCTTCATGGAAAGAACTGCTGAAGTCACAGGGCATTGAAGCAGAAGAAAAGCGACGAACTCGAGCCATGAAGGCCGAGCCCTTGCAATACAAGTTGTCAGCACCTGTGGGTCGCGAAACTGCTCGCATCGCCAGCCGCGACACAGGACATTCTGGTGCTGTGCGTACCAAAGACATTCCGCAGTACACAGGCACAAAAATTCTGGGCATTGGCACCATGCACAAGAGCAACGCCGTACCTGTGTTCAGCAATGAAGAAGCCCACGATATTGCTACAATGCGCCGCGGATGATCAATGAAGAAGACTTGTTGTTTTTGGGCTCAACACGCCCGATGAATCTTTTCATGACTCATCGTAACGTTGGTAAAAGTGTGTTTGGTGTTATAGCAGAAAATTTGGCTCAGCCCAGCGTGACTGTACTGGATCAGACTCAAGTAGATCAAGATTCTTGGTACACTGTGGATATTGATCCTGAAATAGCCACCTGGGTGCGGCAACAATGCAGTGAACACTGGTACGAACATCCAGGCCATAGATTTAGATCTATTATGGAAGTACACGAGCACCTATATACTCTAATACGATTGAAATTCTAATTGACTGCTATATCCAGGCATGCTACAATAACACTACTCACAACTAAGGAAACAACATGACCCTTGAAGATACCGTCGCAACTTGGCACCAATCTGAACTTGTGCGATTGTTGAAAAATGCACCTGGCACCCAGTATCAAGAAGCCGATGAAGCCAACAAAGCTATCATGCGAGACTGGGTTCGAAGCCTGCTACAAACAGGTACAGTATCTGTGACTTTTGTCAAAGCTGACGGTACTGATCGCGAAATGCTGTGTACTCTGGATCACAACCAGATTCCCGAAACTCCTGCCAAACCCTTGCCTGTTGATGGTATTGTGCGCGAAAGTAAAAAACCTCGCAAAGAACCAGATCCTCACAGCATCCGTGTGTTTGATCTTGACAAAAAAGAATGGCGCAGCTTTCGTTTTGATCGACTAAAAAAGGTTTCTGCCGAGCTAAAATTCAGCTAAGTAATTGCTTATGGCCAAAGAAGAAACTATCAACATGGAGGGCCGAGTAGAAGAAATTCTGCCAGCAGCCACGTTCCGTATCAAGCTAGACAATATGAATGCTACAGTGCTGGGACACTTGTCGGGACGCATGAGAACCAACAACATCAAGGTATTGCTGGGTGATCGAGTGGAAATGGAATTTAGCCCCTACGATCTCACTCGCGGGCGTATTACTCGCAGAAAATAAATACAGCATGGAATCACAAATCTTACACGAGCTAATATGCATTATAGAAGCCAGCACTCGCCCTGCCAAGCTGGAAACCACTCCTTTACCTTACGGTGAGAGAGACCTTGAGCCAGTGTTGAGTAAAGAAAGTTTAGAATACCATTATGGACATTTGGCCAAGGGTTATGCCAAGCGTTACAATGCAGGAGAAGGCAATGCGGATTTTAATCGTGCTGGCAGTTTTTTACACAACAAGTTTTTCCCTCAGCTTAGGGCTCCCAAAGGAGCCAACAAGCCCCGCGGCGCAGTACTTGCGTTGATAGAAGAAAAGTTTGGTACCTGGGAAGATTTTAAAGAAGAATTCAAACAAGCTGCAATGAAGATTCAAGGCTCAGGTTGGGTATACTTGAGCACCGGCGGTGACATCAAAACCATTGCCAATCATGCAGTACGCACAGACATCTGTGTATTGGTAGACTGGTGGGAGCATGTTTGGGCCACCGATTATCAATGGGACAAAGAACGTTACCTAGACAATATCTGGAAGATCATTGACTGGGACGTTTGCAACGAAAGATTATGATGAAACTAGATACAAGTGCAGTAACCAAATTGAAAGATATCTTGGCCGAAGAAAACAATCCCGCGGCCAAGCTTCGTGTGTTTGTGCAAGGAGGCGGATGTTCAGGATTTCAATACGGCTTTACTTTAGACGAAGCCAAAAATGAAGATGACTTTGATTTTGCCTATGACAATGTTACTGTGCTGGTAGATGCTATGAGCATGCAGTATCTTGACAATGCCACAATTCGCTGGGACGAATCAGATATGGGATCTAGTTTTGTGATTGACAATCCACAGGCACAAAGTAGCTGTGGTTGCGGATCAAGTTTCAGTGTATGATTGAATTAGCAGCTTGATTTCGACGTAGTTCAAGATCAAGATATTCAGCTTCAGAAAGGCTTGTGGGCACTCCCAGGGCCTTTTGTCTTATGTGTCGCAGCACTTGCCAATCTGAGTCCGTCAGTATTTGCTGATACACTTTGTTTTGTTGATGTTGGGCACGAGCATCAATAACTTCAGTGTTATAAGGCAACACAGACTGTGACGGAATATCAAAATAGTGACTTCGGTCTGTTAATAATTGATACTCAGCGTTGTTGATTTCTACCACTGTAACAGTGGCAGGGACTTCGGGTGCGTAATCTAGCACATTGACCACACGATCATCTTCAATACAAACGTAATACATAAGTTTCCTTGTTAGCTCCACATTGCAATATAGTTACCTGCGGGAGTGGCTCGTTGTTCAGTATTTTGCACCCAGACTCTGACTCGATCTGCTAGCACACTCCATTCAGTTCTCATGCTGTCATCATAGTTAACCACGCCTGCAAAATATATTTTACTCATACTGGCCATAAAACCTGCTAGATTGGCCATGGTTTTACCAGCTGGAGGAAACACGTCAAAGTAGTTGGTATCATTGCTCCAATTAAAGGCGTTTGAAAATCCCACGCAATTGACTGCACTGGCAAAGTTAATCGTATAACTGGTTGAATTAGCTGACAATACTCCGCTACTGATGGTTAATCCTGAACCTACTCGAACCCCACCCAGTGTACCAGCACTGGCAGTTGGCAACGTGTATGATAAAACTCCGCTGCTGATGCTTAGACCCGAGCCAACTACGATCCCGCCCAATGTGCTGGTAGTAGCATTTGGCAGAGTATAGGTGGGACCTGGTATACCTTGCGCACCTTGTGGTCCAATAGGACCCTGTGGTCCTTGTGGACCTGTTAATCCAGTCGGTCCAATACTGCCCGGAGTCCCTTGTGGACCTTGAGCACCAGTTGGCCCGATGGCGCCAGTTTCACCCTGCGGTCCTTGAGCACCTGTGCTGGTAAATGTAAACACATTGCCGTTTTGCAAACAACCAATGCCAGCAAATGTCACGCCACCTGTGACCGCAGCGTTGGGTCCTTGAATTCTAGTTAGTCCAGTATTGTCAATAGTAATGACAGAAGAAGTGGTCACAGGGTTTGTGCCGGTGATGGCAATAGCGTTGCCTGCTTGAAATTGAATGCTGGTCACTGTGCCACCTGCATCTGGAAACTGTTGTGATTGCCAGGTGGTACCGGTACTGATCAGCACGTTACCTACTGCACCTGGAGCAACAGAGCCAACTGGACTGGTGCCATTGCCTACCACTAGTGCATTGGTAGGCATGCTGGTAACTCCGGTGCCGCCAAACACCACCGACAACGGTGTAGTGAGTCCAGTCAGTGATGTGATATCTGCGTTGTTTCCTGACACAGCAGCCGAAAGACTGGCGCGGGCAGCAGCCGCGGTGTTGGCCCCTGTGCCGCCAGAAGTTACTGCAATAGGAACAACTCCTGTTATAGTACCCCCGGTGATGGTCACTGCATCAGAGTTCTGAGATGCAATAGTGCCCACGTTGGTAGTAGCACCCGTGCCCAGGCCCAAATTGGTTCTTGCACCAGTGGCAGTGCTGGCTCCTGTGCCACCTAGTGCAATGGGCAATGTGGCGCTGGCTGACAATGTGCCGCTGGTACTGACTATAACTCCTGTGGTGGTATCGTTCAAACTCAGCACGCCAATATTGGAAATATCTCCTCCAGTGATAGCTATGGCATTGGCATTCTGTGTAGCAATAGATCCCAGTCCTAGATTTGATCTTGATCCTGGTGCAGTTGAGGATCCTGTGCCGCCTGATGCCAAAGGAATTGGAGCACTCAGCCCAGATATTGTGCCGCCGGTGATGCTCACAGCATTGGAGTTTTGCTGACTCATTGTGCCCAGGGCACCAGTAGCTGCTTGCACAAAAGCTGTGGATGCTATCTGTGTAGTATTAGTGCCTAGTGCCGCAGTGGGTGCTCTAGGGGTGCCAGAAAATATAGGACTGTTGGAAACAAATTCTGTGGTTGCTAATTGGGTGGTTGCTGTGCCTGACGCTGCGGTAGGAGCTGCAGGAATACCTGTAAACACAGGACTAATTTTTTGAGCTTGTACATAGGTTTCAGATGCAAATCCTGCCCAGACGTTGGCAGTGCTGTATGCAGACATAGAGTCTGTGGCAGAATTGTACCACAACTGCCCCAGCACAGGTCTACTGGGTGCTGTGGGGCTGGCAAAATTTTCCAGCAAATATACCAAGTTTTCGTTTTGGTCAGTACCGTAGTTGGTTACGCCTTGTCCTACCAAAGCAAGATTTGTGGCGCTGGTATTCACTGTGCCGTCGGGCACTACTGCAACGATGTTTCCGCGACTGTTGTTGATGATATAACTCATTGATCACTCCGATTACGAATATTTAGCCAGAATACAAGTGTATGACCTAGAGTAAGTTTTTGGTAAATACAGCTAAGAGGACTCTGATTTATGACACAGCAAGTAATCAACGTAGGAAACGTGGCCAATGATGGCGACGGAGATCCGTTACGCACCGCATTTGAAAAAACCAATTTAAACTTTACAGAACTGTATAATATTGGTGGATTGACTGGCATTGCAAACGGAACCAGCAACATCAGCATACTTGAAGATTCCACAATCAACATGAGCAGCGCCAACGTGGCCAACGTGATGATTGTGAGCGGAACTGGCGCTACTGTGCTGGGTACCATGGCTGCAAACATAGTTAGTGCGTCAGGTAACGTGGTATCTAGTGGCTTGTTTTTGGGCAACGGTGCCTTGCTAACTGGAGTAACATCTAGTGCTCCTGCCAACGCCATCGTTGGTAACACACTCAGTGCCAACGTAATTAATTCTAGTTTACAAACTGTGGGTATATTGACCAGTCTGAGCGTGAGTGGCAACGTCATTGGTGGCAATCTAAGAACTGCAGGGC